GGTATAATGATGATCTAGTGATGACTTTGGTGCTGTTTTCGTGGTTGACAACGAATCCATACTTCAAAGATCTCAACAATATAAATATACGTGAAATGCTTTATAAGCAGCAAATGCAACAAATTGAGGACGAATTGACACCAATTGGGTGGTTTAATGATGGTATCGATGAGGAACCTGTAAACCTCAACTTTTAATTTTTATAAATAATAGTATACATGCTCTACCAGCAGTATTTTAGTATAAACATGTGCTATAAGTAACTTACAATATTAATGTAATAAGGAGAAATATTATGCCGTTCGCACTATCACCAGGCGTCACCGTAGTTGAAAAAGATTTTACATCCATTGTTCCTGCGGTTGCCACCTCTATTGGTGCGTTTGCCGGTGAATTTCAGTGGGGTCCAGTTTCATATCCAGTCACAGTTTCCTCGGAAAATGTTTTAGTTCAGTTGTTTGGTAAACCAAATAATGAAACTGCGCAATCATTTTTCACTGCTGCAAACTTTCTGGCATACACAAACAACCTAAAGTGCGTCCGTGTTGATTCTAACTTGGCACGAAATGCTGTCACCACTCAATCTGGTACAGTAACTTCAATGACTCTTGGTGGAGGTGGTAGTGGTTATACTTCCAATCCAATTGTTACTGTTGGTGCTCCTAATATTACCGGTGGCATTCAAGCAGTTATTACAACTGCAGTTACCGGCAATGCTGTTACTGGATTTACTATTGGTACTGCTGGTTCTGGTTACACCTCTGCGCCGGCAATCACAATTGGTACATCTTGGACTGCTTCTACTGCAGTTACTCTTGGTCAACAAATTGCTCACCTAACAAATCTTTACACAGTTACCACTGCCGGCACCACTGATGCGTCAACAGCACCTACCCACGCAAGCGTTATTACTACAACAGGATCATTTGTTCCTACTACAGAATACACAATTGTAGTTGTTGGTGATACAGACTTTACTGCCATTGGTGCTGCCAGTAATACAATTGGCATAATTTTTACTGCAACTGGAGTTGGTGGTGGTACAACAGGTACTGCTAGACCATCAGTTGTAAACGGAACAGCAAAATTGAAGTTTGCCGGAGTACGTGCAACTGCCACATCACATATTACTGTTGGTGGCGTGAAAATTAAGAATGCAGATGACTACGAAAATAATTGGGAATCTGGTCAAGGTGTTATTGGAGCATTTGCTGCAAAGTATCCTGGTACTTTTGGTAACTCCATTAAGATCTCCATTGCAGATAGTGCTACCTTCCCAACTTGGGCATATAAAACCAGTTTTCCATCAGCACCAGGCACATCTGATTATGTAGAAATGGCATCTGGATCTGATGATGAACTTCATGCGGTTATTGTTCAGATTGCAGGATCTACAGAAGTAGTATTGGAAACATATTCATTCCTATCAAAGGCATCTGATGCTAAGAAGTCAGATGGTTCCAATAGTTACTACAAGACTGTTATCAATAATAGTTCCAAGTATGTTTGGTGGACAGATCATCCAATCTCCGGTACAAATTGGGGCACTGCTGCTGCCAATACTGTATATGCAGATTTGGCAGGTGGAGAAACCACAACTACTCTAACGGGTGGTGTTGATGACTTTGCTGCCACTGATGGAAATTTTATTGATGGGTATCGTTTGTTTGCCAATAGCGAAACTCTTGATATTAGTTTGGTCATGTTGGGTAAAGCATCTACGACAGTTGCTATCGATGTTATCGGCAATGTTGCTGAATTCCGATTAGATTGCGTTGCATTTGTGTCTCCACAAGATATTTCCAGTGGTAACTTCATCAATCAACTTGGTTCTGATGCAACTGATTGAATTATTGCTTATCGTAATTTACTTCCAAGCACATCATATGCTGTAATTGATTCTGGTTACAAATATCAGTATGACCGTTACAATGATGTCTATCGTTGGATCCCATTGAATGGTGATATCGCAGGTCTATGTGCCAGAACTGATAACACAAACGATCCTTGGTGGTCACCAGGTGGATTGAATCGTGGTCAGATCAAGAATTGTATCAAGTTGGCATTCAACCCAAACAAGACAGATCGTGATACATTATACCAAGCAGGTGTCAATCCAGTTGTTTCATTCCCTGGTAATGGCACTGTATTGTATGGTGATAAAACTATGTTGTCAAAACCAAGTGCGTTTGATCGTATTAATGTGCGTCGTTTGTTCATCGTACTTGAGAAGGCAATTGCCATCGCTGCAAAATACCAACTATTTGAATTCAATGATGGATTCACCCGTGCGCAGTTCAAGAGCATGGTAGAACCATACCTCCGTGATATTGAAGGTCGTCGTGGTATTACTGATTTCCAAGTGGTATGTAATGATACCAACAACACTGGTGAAGTTATTGACCGCAACGAATTTGTTGCAGATATCTATATCAAACCTGCACGTTCAATCAATTACATTACTTTGAACTTCATCGCTGCCAGAACTGGTATAGCATTCAGTGAACTTGGTGCATAACATTACAAATATTAGGAGCATTCAAAATGGCAAAAATCAGTGATTTCAAGGCACACCTTTCATCAGGTGGTGCCCGTACTAATCAGTTTCAAGTTGATCTATCATTTCCATCATTCGTTACACTTGGAGCAATCGCAGGTATTCAAGGTAGGTTTCTATGCAAGGCAACAAGTTTGCCTTCATCGGATATTACACCAATGGAAGTTATGTATCGTGGTCGTCCAGTGAACTTTGCTGGTGAGCGTACATTCCAACCATGGACTGTAACTATCTACAACGAAACCTCTTTCAATATTCGTAATGCAATGGAACAATGGTCCCATGGTATTCAGAATTTGAATACAACACAGGGTCTGGTTGCACCAAGGTCATACCAAGTTGATATGAATGTTCATCAACTAGATCGTAATGGCGCACCAGTGAAGTCCTATACATTTAACGATGCGTTCCCAACCAGCATCAGCGCAATCAACCTTGATTACGATACTCCACAAATTGAAGTGTTTGATGTTACATTCACTTACAACTACTGGACTTCTAATACAGCGATTGGTAATGGATTTGGTATTTCTACTGCTGTTCAAATTCCTGGTCTTGGATCACAAGTTATTGGATTTTAAACAGAAGTAAAAGCATTATAAGTATAATACATTATACAACATTTGGAGAATTACTTTGCAATTATTTGGACTTTCGATAACACTGGGTAAAAAGGACAAGGAGAAGAGCAACATATTATCAGTTGTTCCTCCTGCTGCCGATGACGGTTCAGCAATCATATCATCCATAAATGCTGGTTCATATTATGGAATGGTACTTGATGTTGAAGGTGTAATCAAAAATGAGAATGACCTTATTCGCAGATACAGAGAAGTTGCTCAGTATCCGGATTGTGATTCTGCAATTGAAGACATCATCAATGAAGCAATCATGGCAGAGGACGGTAAACAACCCGTTGAGATTATCCTGGATGACCTGAAGTTATCTGAGTCCATTAAGAAAAAAATTGTAGAAGAATTCAAAATAGTTTTACAGTTGTTGAAGATCGATGAACGTGGACATGATATGTTTAGGACCTGGTATGTTGACGGTCGCCTATACTATCATGTCATGATCGATGAAAATAATATCAAGGATGGCATTGTAGAAATGCGCGCCATTGATCCACGGAAAATTCGCAGGATCAAAAATGTAATCAGAGAAAGACAACCAGGTACCAATGTTGAGGTTGTCAAGAAAATTGATGAGTATTATCTATTCAATGATAAGGGTATTACAGAACAGACAACTGCCGGTGTAAAGTTATCACTGGACTCTGTTGTGTATACTCCATCTGGTTTAGTGGATGCCAATACTGGAATGATGCTATCATTTCTGCACAAGGCAATCAAACCAGTGAACCAATTGAAGTTGATTGAAGACTCATTGGTTATCTACAGAGTATCTCGCGCACCTGAACGCAGAATTTTTTACATTGATGTTGGTAACCTGCCAAAGATAAAGGCAGAACAATACGTTAATGATGTTATGAATAGATTTAGAAACAAGGTAGTGTACGATGCTTGTTTAGCAATGGATACAATGATTCCTCTGTTGGATGGAAGAACCCTGCCTCTACATGAAATCCAAAAGGAATTTGAATCTGGAAAGCAAATTTGGGTATATTCTT